TGATAACGGCTAAAGATTCTAACCATCCGTCTGCCATGTAGTCTTCAATGAAGCGTTCATACCACGCTTCTTGGTTTGATTTAATATCTACATATTCCATTATGCATTACCTCCGTTTTGTAAATATTTTTCAATAGGGCAATACTGATTCCAAATTTTAAAATTAGGATCTACAGTTTTTGCTAACTCGTGCAGTTCGTTCATTTGTTTTCTACCATTTTCATGTGCACCGAAGTCATCGCTATATTCATAGTACCAATCTGCACTTTGAAGTTTATTGATATATGTATTTAAGATGTTTTCCATTATTTATTACCTCCGTTAATGTAAAGTTGATCTTGGATTTGATTGTGTAGTGCTTCTGCATCACGCTTGGCACTCCAATCGTGGTACTCGTCACACTCTTTGATAGGATCAAAAATGTCTGAAGAAAATTCTGCAGCATCATTGTCATTCTGCATATCCTCACGCCATGCAGTTAGGATTGTTGCTAGTTCTGTTGTTGCGTCTAATGTAGCCATTTTTACCTCCGTTTAGTTAAATGTCTATATAGGTATTATAGGCTTTTCATATAAAAAAGCAACACCCATAATGAAAATAATTAAAAATAATTTAATACAGGTATCTAGAATGTGGAATCTACATGATAAAATCTAACCTTGTTTTACAGGCAATGTGAAAGCGAGAAAGATGCGAGGTTGACAACCCCCTCTAGGGTTGGCAACTTTGAGAGTTGAGAACGATTTCATCATTGCATGATCTGTAAGGCAATAAGTCTATACTTTAAAAGTATACAATTAATTAAGACCTAGATTGGTCTTTTTTTTTATTCGTAGGTACACTAGACCATGTTATCACTATCAAGATTAGAAGATATTCTTAAAGATTGGTCTCATTGGATGAGATCTCATTCACATAAGTTAGGCTATCCTAGCAAATCTATTGGATTGGTCTCTAGTGGTAATAATTCTTTTGAGGATATGATTGAGAGTTCCAACTCCAATAATGTAGATATTATTGATACGGCTATTGATGATTTGGATTCGCAGGAAAAAGCAGCCATCTACTATCGTTATCTTGGAAGTAAAAAACCAATAGCTTATGAGATGAAGTTAGAATTAGCCTTGAATCACTTGCTAAAGTTAGTTGAAAATAAAATACATTATTAAGTTTTAGGTATCTGGAATCTGGAAAAGTATCTGTATAATATAAACCTGTAGGAAAGTTGCGTCTGCAATATTCTTACCCTCCGTTAAGAGCCATTTCATCCTCCGAGAAGTGGCTCTTTTTTTTATAGATTGATTGGAAATAATTATGGCACAGTATATGACTCGTGAAGATATTAATAGAATATTAGGCATGACTGGATCTCAAATGACTGAAATGGAAGCTGCAAGGTTACAAAATCCTAATGTAAGTTATATGCAGTCTGAAAGAGCTAGACAATTAATGAATGACAAAATAAGAAGTATGACCGGATCTCAAATTTCAGATCGTGAAAGAGCACTTTTATCGGCACAAGCACAACCATCTAGAAATATTAATGGCTTACTTGGATCTCTCGCAGGATCTAGCATATCCGATAGAGAAGCACAAATGTTAAGAGATGGATTACCATCAGGAATGTATAATCAAGCACCGGTTGATAATTTTAGAATTTCACCTTACGGCAATGTAAGTGATGCAGAAATTCAAAGAGCATCTGAAATGTTTAAGTTAGGTCAAATGACTGATAGAGAAAATCAAATGTTCCAAGAAATGTTACCTGAGCAATTTGCAAGATCTCAAGAAATGAAAAGAAATTATGATGTTTCTCAAGGTGGATTAAGTGGATCTTATGTAGATAAATTGCAAGAGAAATCTAAGATGATGCAATTGTTAAAAAATACAATTAATAAGTTTAGAGGATCATAGAGTTAGTTAACAAAAATTATTTTCAATCAAATATTTAACACACACAAAAAGGAATAAAATGGGATGTGGTTATAAGAAAAAAGGTAAAGGTGGAAGGGGTAAAAAATAATGGCAATGACTGAACAGAATTTAAATCAGTTTGCAGATTATCTTAACAACGCAAAGAAACCTAAAAAAGATAAAACTGAATCTAAAACCTTAGTGAAGATAGGTTTGAAAAAACTTAAGAGAAAATAATGGGTAAAGGACTTTACGCCAACATCAATGCTCGTAAGAAAAAAGGCATTAGTAGATCTAAGAGCAAGTCCACTATATCGGATAAAGATTACGCTAACATGAAGGCAGGATTTCCAAACTCTAAAAAAAATAAGAAAAAGAATAAGAGGAAGTAGTCATGGCAGACTACTTAACAGGCTTAGGCTTTCAAAATCTAGGTAAGAATATATGGGACTACTTAGAGAATCTGCAAGCACCTATAACTGCTTATACTAGAGGTGACATCGAGGAAGGTAATAAGAGAGTATCTCAGGCACTAGATGAGTATGGTCAATATGTGACTACGCCTGAAGGTGCTATAGAATTAGCTAGTCCACTCACTAAGGTAGGTGGGTTGATAGGTAAGACCATGTCTAGGGCAGAGGCAGAAGCATTAGGACTATGGCATCCAATTAGTGGTACAAAATTAAATCAACCTTTTGACACTATGACATCAAAAGTAGTGCCGTTTAAGAATGAAAAGACAGTCAACCTAATAAATCCTGAACGACTTTATGGTGGAACAGGTATTGGTGCTAAAGGTGATAGATCAAACATAGGTTACCTAACTGAAATTAATAATCAAGTGTTACCTGAATCTGTGAAGTTAACAGGTGGTGGTAGATTCATGGACTACAATCCTGACATATGGGCAAGTGAAAAAGGTCGTGTCACTACTATAGCTAACAAAGCAAGAGAGATAACAGAGGAAGGGCGTGATCCTTACCTAATATATACAACTGCAGGACATGGTTCACTAGGGCATAACACGATGTTAAGTGATGCTCTATTTCAGGATATCAAGGCACAAGATATTCCTAAGAAATATATTAAAGAATTTGATGAATCCGTTCGTAAGACAAGACCTGAATGGAAAGGACTTAACCATCCTGCTGCAGAAGCACAGTTAATTAACAATACTGATCAAGCAGGTGCGTTAAGGCATGAGTTTACTAGGGTAAGCCAATTAAAAGAATTTCAGAATAAAGGCTTTCCTGATATTGCTCCTGTTAAAAAAGGTATCACAGACCCTAATTTGTTAGACCTACCTGACTTGTCTACAGGCTATCGTATAGGACAAATAGACCCAAATAAATTAATTATTACTAACCCTAGAGTTCCTCATCCAACCTACAATACAAACATAGGTGGATTACTCGTAGGTCAGACAGAAGTACCTATACCTTACGAGAAGATGTTTCAAGATTTTTATAACACTAGGCGTTTAGAAGGTAAACCCATAAGTGTTGACCATAGGGCATTTGATCTTGGATTCCCCACACAAGAATTTAACCAACAATGGCTAGATAACATCATGCCTTATTATGAGGCTCAAACGGTCAATAGAAGCACAGAAGCATTTACACCTCCTAAGGGTTTAATAGATCAACAATACACAAGTGCTAAGACAAGTATTAACAAAGACAAGCTACCTGCCGTCTTTAACAAACTAGATTGGGACTCAGGTACTGTAAACCTAGATGTTGGTGGTGGTAAGTTTGATAATGCAACTGAGTTCTTAGCAGATAAGAATGTGAAAAATTTAGTGTATGATCCTTTTAATAGGACTGCCGAACATAATACAATGGTTTTAAATGAGGCTCGTAATACTGCCGATACTGCTACCATTAGTAATGTACTTAATGTTATTCCTGATGAAGCAAATCAAATTAAAACACTAGAGACTGCCTATAAACACATTAAACCTAATGGTAAAGTTTATATCACAGTCTACGAAGGTAACAAGTCAGGCGTAGGTAAAGTAACAGGTGCAGATCAATACCAACAAAATAAAAAATTACAAGACTATTTATCAACCGTTAAAAAAGTATTCCCTAATGTTAAAATAGAAAAGGGAATGATTATAGCTACTAAGGATTAATTATGTGGTCATGGCATTTTTTCGCAGGTTTACAATTTGGATTTGAATTTTATGAAGATAGCAAAATGGATGATAGCAAGAACACACATCATTTTAGTTACTTTATTATTGATCTTGGTTGTATACGCTTACAGCGTTGTGAAAAAACAGGTATAAACTAATGGCAAAATCAGTCAAGCTATCTGTAGGTCGTGGTGAAAAACTATCAACCAAGCGTGGTGCAGGACTGACTGCTAAAGGTAGAGCAAAATACAACCGAGCTACAGGTAGCAAACTTAAACCACCTGCACCTAACCCTAAAACTAAAAAAGATGCAGCAAGAAAAAAATCTTTCTGTGCTAGAATGGGTGGGGTTGTGAAAAAAAGTAAAAATGCAGAAAGAGCAAAAGCGTCTATGCGTAGATGGAAGTGCTAGATGACTCGCCTTGTACAGGCGTATGTCGTATGGAAGGCACAACTTGCATATCATGTCATAGAACTTATGACGATTTAGAACAATGGTTTTATATGTCTAGAGAAGCTAGGCTACAACGAATGGAGCAGATAAAAAAAGAAAATGGGCGAGGATGATTTTTATAGACAATATTTCCAATTGTATGGTAATAAAACTACGCCATATGTTGGTGAGTTAGAAGCCTATGCTATGCCTTCTGCACGAACTATTGGTGGGGCAGTTGGTCATACCCAGTTCTCACCATACGGTGGTTTATTAAATATAGCCGGTGGCACAGATTATAATTTAGATCAAAAAGTATTAGAGCCTTATCTTTCATCAAGACTAGGATTACCACAAGGCATAGACATATCTGGTATGATTCAAAAAACACCAGACGAATATATTAAACAAGCAATGATTAATACACCTGATGCTTACGCTAGAGTTACTGATTCAGACATGATGGGCAAACAGTACGAAGCCGGATTAGTCAGAAATATTTTAGGTGGTTTACTTGACATTCAAGCAAGAAAAAATGATCAAGACAAAGGCATATTTGCAACATTAACTTACGATTTTTAGGAAAGATCATGGCAACAAGATTAAAAAAAAGACATCAAGATGAGGTAAGGACAAAAATCCAAGCATCACAACTGATCAATGTCTTACAAAATTGTGCTATTGGTGTAACAGAAGATCTGTCACCGGCAAGGCTAAAAGCTATTGAGATTTTACTTAAAAAATCATTACCTGACTTGTCATCAACAGAAATTGAGGGTAATGTAGATGCACCATTATCAATAAATGTTATTACAGGAATAGGACTCAACAAACCAAAAGATGAATAATCTTGCAGAACAGGACTTCCAAGAGGAAACTGTTGATATAGGTTACAGACCTAGAAAGCCACAAGAAATGATCCACGAAAGCGTGGATGGTAATCGTTTTACTGTGGTGGTAGCACATCGTAGGATGGGCAAAACCGTATCGGCTATAACACAATTAATCCATAGTGCATTAATGTGCGATAAACCCAAACCTAGATTTGGTTACATTGCACCAACTTACGCACAGGCTAAAAGAGTAGCTTGGGATTATCTGACAGAATACACAAGACCATTGGATGCAAAGGCAAATATTGCAGAATTGCGTGTAGACTTTATGGATCGTAGAATATCACTTTACGGTGCAGACTCTATTGATGCACTTCGTGGTATCTATATGGATGGCGTTATTATTGACGAGATTGCAGATATTAACCCTAATCTGTTTACCGAGATTGTACGACCATGCATTGCTGATCGTAAAGGTTGGGTAATGTTCATTGGTACACCTAAGGGTTCTAATCACTTCAAAACATTGCGTGATAAAGCCATGTCAGGTGAGGTAGGTTGGAAGCTACTAGAGTTTAAAGCATCAGAAACCAAGATTTTAGACGAGTATGAGCTAGAATCGGCTAAAAAAGAAATGGGCACAGATAAGTATGATCAAGAATTTGAATGCTCCTTTCATGCTCCTGTAGAAGGTGCTTATTATGGATCAGATATTAACGAATTAGAAGGTAAAGGTCGTATGACGGAAGTGCCATACGATGATTTAGCACGAACATATACTGCTTGGGATCTTGGTGTAGGTGATTCTACTGCAATTATTGTATGCCAACTTGTAGGCAAAGAGATTAGAATCATAGATTGCCATGAAAATCATGGTAAAGGTCTATCACACTATGTTAATTGGATTCGTGATCAAGGCTATAAGGATGCAACTCACTTATTACCACATGATGTGCAAGTAAGAGAATTGGGAACAGGTAAATCTAGGCTAGAAACACTTAATGAGCTTGGTTTACAATGTGAGGTAGTGACAAAGCTACCTGTAGATGATGGTATACAAGCAGTTAGACGAATTTTACCACGCTGTTGGTTTGATCATAAGACATTAAACCTAGTAACGGCACTTCGTAATTACAGAAGAACTTATAATGAGAAGCAGGATGTGTTTTTTGACAAGCCTGTGCATGATTGGACATCACATTTTGCCGATGCAATGCGTTATTTAGCAGTAGGCATGGATGAAGGCACAGACGATTGGAATAAACCACTAAATATAAACAATTCATGGGTAGTTTAAATGGCTAAACGATTAAAAAAGAATGACAATCTACTATTAAGCATTGTAGAAGGCGAAATAGATGATGCTATTGGTTATCTTGAAACCGAAACAACAGATGAAAGACAGCAAGCACTTGAATACTATATGCGTGAGCCTTATGGTAACGAAGTTGAAGGTAAGTCACAGATTGTTACTGGTGAAGTAGCAGAAGTTGTTGACGGTGCATTACCACAACTGATGCGTGTGTTTACATCATCTAACGATGCAGTTGTGTTTGAACCTGTTAATCAAGGCGATGCACCTATTGCAGAACAAGCAACAGTCTATGTAAACCACATATTCTATAAAGACAATAACGGCTTTGAAATCATGCACGATTGGTTTAAAGATGCGTTATTGCAAAAGGTTGGCGTTGTCAAAGCCTATTGGGATGACAAGGTTGATGTTAATGTAGAAAAATATTATGGCTTGAACGATGATGAATTAGCCATGATCATGCAAGACGATGAAGTAGAGATTATTGAGCAAGATTCTACTATTGTGCAAGAAGCAGTTTTTGATGACATGGCAGGCATGGAAGTATCACCTGCTATTTCAATGCATGATGTAAAACTAAAAAGAAGAAGAGATAAAGGTAAGGTTGTTGTAGAAAACATACCACCTGAAGAATTTTTAATTAGTAAACGAGCAAGAACCATTGCTGATGCTAATTTTGTTGCACACCGTAAAATGTTAACTCGTTCTGATCTTATTGCAATGGGCTACGATGAAGATACCGTTATGTCTTTATCTACCGGTGATGCACTAGAATTTAGTCCTGAAAGAATAGCACGATACACACGAGGTGAACAACCGACTGACATGGATTCCAATGACGAGTCCATGCAGTTAGTTGAATACTATGAGTGCTATATTAAAGCAGACTATGATGGCGATGGTGTGGCAGAACTTCGTAGAGTTTGTTATTCAAACAATCAAATACTTCATAACGAGGAATGTGACTATATACCATTCCACAGTATTTGTCCTCTACCTATACCACATAAATTCTATGGTCATTCATTAGCTGACCGAGCTATGGACTTACAACTTATTAAGTCAACCATTACTAGACAGATGTTAGATAATTTATACCTAACTAACAACTATCGTGTAGGTGCAGTAGAAGGGCAAGTCAATTTAGATGACTTGCTAACATCTACCGCAGGTGGTGTAATTCGTATGAAGAACCCTAATGCAATTGTGCCTATGACTGTACAATCTAATGCCGGACAATCATTTCCAATGCTTGAGTATTTAGATAAAGTACAGGCAAAACGATCAGGTGTGTCAGATGCACAACAAGGACTAAATGCAGATGTATTGCAAAATGTAACAGCTACAGCAGTTGCTGCAATGACAAGTGCAGCTGCAGGTAAACTAGAGCTTATTGCTCGTATCTTTGCAGACACAGGCGTGTCATCTTTATTTAAAGGTATTCTAGGTCTTGTATGTAAGTACCAACAAAAAGAACGCATTATTAGAATTAATAATAAATATGTTCCTATGAATCCAAGAGAATGGAAAGAGGAATACAATATAACTGTTAATGTTGGGTTAGGTACTGGCTCTAAACAAGAACAACTAGCCGTTATGCAAATGATTTTAGATAAACAAGAGCAAGTGCTTACAACATACGGATTAAGTAATCCTCTTGTTAATTTAAAACAATACCGAGATACACTAGCCAAGTTTGTGAATATGGCAGGATTTAAAGATGATAGCCAGTTCCTCATGGAAGTTACAGAAGAACAAGCACAACAACTAGCACAACAACAAGCGCAATCTCAACAATCTGATCCTAATACACAGGCTGCACAAATACTTGCACAAGTAGAACGTGAAAAAGCACAATTAAAAGCACAAACAGATGCTGCAAAATTACAAATGGATCGTGAGCAGATGGAATTAAAAGCTGCAAAAGATCAGTTAGAATTGCAACAAAAACAAATTCAATTTGAAAAAGAAATGGCATTAAAAGAATTAGAGTTAATGCAAAAAGCTAAAACAGAAAGCGATAAAACACGCATTACCGAATCTAAAGAACTTATTAATGCATTAGATAAAATTAAGAATATTAGTCAATTGCAATGATAAGAAAACAAGAAATTGCAGATATATTAAAAAATGAGTCTTTTCAAGAAGTCATTGATACTATCATTCAAGATCATTTAAATGTCATTACTTACTCTAACGATGATGAGGTTGAGGTTAGAGAAAGAGCTTATCAAAGAATTAAGACAACTAAAGAATTACTAGCACACCTTCAGTCTATTGTTGACTCTAGCAAGATTGAAGATGCTCGTTGGAAAATTTAGCCATTAGGCTACTTGGTTGCTAGTACCTAACTAGCAAATAAAAAGGAAATAAAATGGAAGAGCAAACCACGACTCCCGAACAGGGAAGTGAAACTCTAACTGTGAATGAAGCAGCTAACGCATTTGAAGGCTTCTTAACAGCAGCAGAGGATTCACAAGAACAACCAGAAGCTGATGAAACAGAAGCAGAAGATAGTTCAGACTATGAAGAAGCTGTAGAAGCTACTGAAGATGATGTAGTTGATGCAGAAGATGTAGACACAGATGATGACAATGAAGTTGAAGAAGAGGAACAACCTCAAACCTTTCGTGTAAAAGCGGCAGGTGAAGAAAAGGAAGTCACCCTTGAAGAATTAATGCAAGGTTATCAACTTGGTGCTGATTACACTAAAAAGACTCAAGAGTTAGCCGAGCTACGCAAAGCTAATGAAGCTGAATATAAAGCTATACAAGAGTCTAAAAGAGTTAGAGATACATATGCTCAACGGCTACAAGCTATTGAACAATTCCTAACACAAGGGGATAGTCAAGAAGATTTAGCCGTAATGAAAGAGAACGACCCGATAGGATATGCAGTTAAAGTCGCTGAAATGACTGAAAAGAAAGAGCAATTAAACGCATTAAGAGCCGAGCA